AAACAGTACAACGCCCCCAACAACCGCAAAGATCAGCACGATGGCCACTCCAGTCAGGATCATCGACGCGCGCAAGACGGTCATATTGGGCTCTCGGCAAATACATGAAAGACAAATTCACCGCCCTTAGCTTGATAGGTTCCGATCCAAGCCACCGACAGTGGGAGGTCTGCCGCCTGGCCTGTTCCGCGCGTATAGACCTCTCTAATTTTCCTCGGGGCATTACTGTCTACGAGCGCCCAAATACAGGGTTCATCGTGTTGCATTTGAACCGTCAGAATTTGCGCGTTCTCTGGCATCAGCAACTTCTGGAAATCAACTATCTCAAGGGGAAATTTCCAAACCGTCTTCATAGAAGCGGCCTCAGAAAGTGATAAATGACCCATCCAATCCCGAAGATCAAAACCCAGACCAGGATCGAGAGGAGGATGCCGGCCAGGATCATGAACACGCGCCAGGCGAGACGGCGAAGGGAAATCACTTTTTGGCCCCATACACATAGAGATCGCCGTTCACGTCACACAGGAGTCCATATCCCTTCTGCCAGACGCGCCAACGGTCTCGTGCATGTTTGATGTGCTTTGAATCTATCTTTAGACCGCCGCAGATGATCGTAACTTTCAGGAATAAGGCTGCGTCCCTGGCTGCGTCCCAGGCTGCGGCCCTGGCTGCGGCCCTGGCTGCGGCCCTGGCTGCGTCCCTGGCTGCGTCCCTGGCTGCGTCCCTGGCTGCGGCCCTGGCTGCGTCCCAGGCTGCGTCCCAGGCTGCGGCCCTGGCTGCGTCCCTGGCTGCGTCCCTGGCTGCGTCCTCGGCTGCGTCCCAGGCTGCGTCCCTGGCTGCGGACAAATCCGGCTTCAGATAAATTTTCCAGGATTTGATTGGCCTGCCATCGGGTTTGAACCATCGAATAGAGGAGAGGTCACGCAGAAAAGAATCAACACCGCGAAAAATCTTCGGCCAAGTTTTCACGGAGAATTTTTTCCTGAGGGCTTCTCGCGTGCGCCGCTCGGTTTCAGCGGCGTCGTGCCATTCCGGCAGGAGATCCTGATCAACGTTGTAAGACCATGACTTCAGATCGCCCCACGACTTTTCAGGAAAGATTTCAACGCGGACGATGTTGACACGGCCGCCGTCTCCGCTTTCATGCAACCTGTGACTGCGGATAATATCCTCGTGTGAATTTGAATTATCGCAGAAGAAAATCTGGTCTTTTGTGAGTACGAATGATGCAAATTTACACATAAATCTCCTTTCGTGTGTCTTCTATTATTTTCCACGGTCCTGGTGTGTGACTCAAGATACCCTCCTCTTCCCTTCCCTGCGTCCTGCAGGGATCATCCCAATACTCCTGAGAGCCTCGCCGATTGTGGCTTGCGCGGCTTGGAGCTTTTCTGCAATCTTTGGTGTACCGCACGACAATGTACGTACACCTGATTGATCCTCAAGGTGTCCCATGATCCAATTGCATATCAGTTCGGAGCGACTGATGCGAAGAGAGCGAGCCCGATCATTCAGCCAGCTTTCAATATGGCCCGGAAGCGCGATGGTCACCCTCGCGTCCTTCTTTGTGTATTCCATCGGAAGCTGTCTCATGACTCGCGCTCCACCACAGGCGGCTGTGCCTTTGGCTCTGATCAGGTGAAATTGACCGCATTCGCAATAGAGAGTCGATGTTTTCTTTGCAAAGCAGGCCGTGTCATATTCGTTCGCTGCATGGCCGCAATCGGCATCAATTTCCCGGCAGGCGCAGAGTTGCCGGTGAGATCGGTATTGATGGCCACATTCGCAAAGGTCATTTGGTTTCGGCCTTTCATGGCGGCGGGTCATGAGGCGTGTTCCCCTTCAACGATGAGGCCTTCCAGTTCAAGGCCGAGGGCGTCGGCGACGCGCTTCCAGGTGGACGGGCTGTTTGTTTTTCCGGCTTCGATATTGCTGATGGTGGCCTGCTTAACGTCGGCGATTGAGGCGAGCCTTTCCTGGGTCCATCCTTTTGTCAGCCGCGCTCTCTTTACCTTTGTAGCATCGTACTTCATAGCAACGTCATACTACGTCCACAGCGTTTTTGCTGTCAAGATAATTCTTTATATTTTTTTATGGGTGAGATAATGGGACACATGAATGTCGGACAGCGACTCGAATACTTTCGCGCCAAAAAGGAACACACGCACGAATCCCTCGCGAAATCGTCCGGAGTTCACCGCGTGACTATCTCGGCGATAGAAAATAATCGGCAATCGCCGACGGTCGCCACTCTTGCCGCACTTCTCAGGTCACTTGACATTTCAATTGCTGAGTTTTTCTTCGACGCCTCGCCCCGTGAAATAAACCCGGAACACTCGGACTTGCACGGCAAACTCCAGGAGATCTTGGAGGGTGATCTAAAGGCCGCCCAGGGAATCGCCGTGAATATTGAATACATCCACGGAGAAATGCTGAGCAGAATGAGCCGCGCCACAAGAGGGAATGGGAAGAAGAAAAAGGCCGAGGAGGCCAAAACCCGCCGATTTGGATAACCGGCCGCCCGCAACCGATCCCCCTCGGGCGGCTGTCGCAAGCATCACGTGCTGGCGGATCGAGCGGCTCATCCGGGCGCACGCCCGAGAACATGGGATAAAGCTGCCGAAGGGATTCTGGCGGGGGCCGGGATAGGTCGGGATTCTGGCTTAACCTTTCAAGATTGCGTACGAGCCCCAAGCTGAGCGGGGGAAAGGGGGAGGTGCAATGCCTCCCCGAAGAAAGATCGTGGCAGGACGGCCCCAGAGCGGCTAGGGAATCGGCACGTAGGGCTTGATCAGATTCGGGTCGAGCGGCTGCCCGGTCTGGGCCTGGTAGGCGGCCAACGCCTTCGAAATGATATCCAGCAGAACCTCGATATCCTGTGGTACGGCGCCGCCGACTTTCTGTTGTGCCAAGATCGTCAGTGCCGCTTGCGCGATCAGCAAAAGCAATTGCACGGTATTCACGGTTTCACCCCCAATTTCCGCAAGTCGAGAATGAACTGGTTTACGGCGATCACGGCAGCGTCGACCGCGGCTTTGGCATTTCCCTTATCCGCTTCAGTCTTCGCGGCCCGATAGCCCAGCCATGCATCTCGGAGTAGGTTGTAGGATTCCCCGGCCTTGTTGATGATGGCCTTGGCTTCTGCCGGCAGGGCGCCTTGCGCGAACGCAATCTTCGCGCTGTCGAGCACACTCTGGGCGACGATCAGGGTATCGTAAGTGGCGCTGTCGAACTGGTCGACGGCTCCGGGATGGATTTTCACCTGGCACCCGTACAGGATGAGCGCCAGAAACAGAATCGGTATTGCTCGTTTCATACTGCTCCTTTCAGGACAAAGATTTTTCTTGACATATCTAACAACGTTTGCTATTATCATCTCGTAAGCTCACCTAAGAGCTACCGGGATCCCCACCCCGAGAGTGGCGGAGGAAAGGCAGATCCAAAATGGCCAGCAAAAAAATCACCGCAGCAGAAGTACACTTTGACGGGCGAGTCTTTGAGCACATCCTTGCGCAGCATGGCGATGACCTTGTCGCTCACCTTAATGGTTCCCCTGCGGGACAGGCAGCCGGCGGCAATGCCGCCAAAATCCATCGCATCCTTGATGTCGAGGTAATTGAGTCCCGGCCTTGCACGGGATACGAGGTGCACGATTACAACGGCCTTGTAAGTCGACACCGGTTTGCGCATCGCGCGATTGCCCGCGCCAACAAAGAGCAGAGCGAGGCCCGCGCCTATGCCTGCACGCCAAACGGACTTAAGCGCATCGGCGAGCGCAAGGGCGATGTGACTGAGGGCAACATCTATGACGGTACGCGCTACCTGATCGACGGCAAGCAATATGTGCTGTGTGCCGACAATCATTTTGAGCGTGCGGAGTCCCGTGACACCAAAGGACAGCTCAATAGTTGGTATACCTACATCGCGGGAGAGGAGGCATCCAATGCGTAGCACCGTGATCATCCGCAAGCGCGGAGAGGGATACACATCGAATGTCACGGGCAAATTCGGCGGCGGGCACACCGGAGCTAGGTGTGGACTCACGCCGTTTGATGCGGCCGCACACGCTGCACAACTCATGATCAGGTACAGCCAGAGCAATCCCGAGGGCGGCGATTTGATGGCACCGCCTGAAATCTTGGAGCTGGTGCCGGAGCACCTCAGATCGATCGCAGCAAAAACCGAGGACTATTTCCCCTGCCATCATTGCGACGGATCGGGCAAAATACTCGATGAGAATCACGTGGAGACAGCCGAGCTGTGCTCGTACTGTGATGGCACGGGGCAGGCATCCGACGAGTAGCAGTTTCCTTTTGCCCGCCCGTGGGCCTTGTACGCGGGCAAAATGCTTATGGACCCCGTAACCAAATACCTCTCCGAACGCGGCAGGATCGCAGGCAGCGCAAAGAGCCCTAGAAAGACTCGAGCTTGCCGGCGCAACGCGAAAAAGGGCGGCTGGCCGAAGGGACGGAAGCGCGGGCCGCGCAAGGCAAAACCCTCGTAGTTTTCAGAATACTGGCGATTTCCCCGTCAGAGATGCCAATAACCGACTTACATTTCAAGCATTCCTTGTGCGGGATTCCGTTCAGATCGTAGACCACGAGTTCCTCGCCGTCACACTCGGGGAAGATGTCGGGACCGGTGTAAAACACGTCAGCCGGTGGAACGCGGTGCACCATGCCCACCAACCTATTTCAGCGCCGCCTTAATGAAGGCAATCACCTGATCCCCGAGTTGCTGTGCGGTGAGAGGGACGGGGGCCGGTTTGACTTGGGCATTCCACGCCGCGATGAGATCGGCATCCGCTGGGAGCGCTCCGGTCTGCTTGTAAACTCCGGTGTAGGCGACCTGAAGAAATGCCTGGAACTCGGCAACCTCTTCGGGAGTGAAGGCCGCGGCAATGTCGGCATCTGTTATGCCCTCACCATTTTCTTTCGCCTTGTGCCAAAATTTGTTGATGTAAAGCTCGAATCTGTTCATGTTTTCACCTCTGGTTGTAATTCAATTAGAAAACCCTGATGGCCACCCTTAACGTGGCAGCCGGATTGCTCCGCTTGAATAGCCATCCTCGTCGCGATCTTCTCAAGACGAGTCAGCATGCGCTGCTCAAACGGAATTGGCGGATCCACCGTGACCGTCATGGAGATCACGTCTAAGCCCTCTTCCGCCAGGATCAGCGTTATTGTGCGGTTCACGGTTTGACCTCTTCTTTTGGCGTGATCGTTGTGGTGGTCTGGACGCTCTGAGTTGAGTCCGTCTGCTGCGTCGTATGCGTGATGCCGCGCAGTAAGGCGCCGACGAGCCCGGTCACGGCACTTCCGAATATCCCAACGTAGGATGGCTCGGCGTGCCAATGGATAAGTAGCAGGATTACCGCCGAACAAAAGAAAATCATCCCGCAAAGTACGATCTTCTCGTCAAGCATCCACTCCCAAATGCTTCTCATACAGCCTCCTGAAATATTCCAGTTCTGATTTGTTCCGAAAGTCTCAGCGCCCTGGCTCCTACCTGTTTGGCCCATCTCGAGTCGAGCGCTTCACGGGCGGCCGTCTCCCAATCATCTACGGCGAGAGCTGCGAGCATTCCCCTGAAGCCAGCCAGCCGAGAGATCCCGAGATTGAACGCCATATTGACCAGCGCGGCCTTCCGCGCATCGTCCAAATCCTTGAAGCAGGGGATTAGGCGCTGACAGTCATCCCATGCGGCTGACAGATCGTTTATGAGGAGCTCTGCTGCTTCTGATTCACGGATGCCAACGTCCTGCAGGTTTCGGCCATAGCCTATCGTCTGAACTCCAACGCTATCGGCATATGGATACTGCCGGAATCCCTCGTCGCGCTTGACCTGCTCAATGAGTCTTTTGGGGATGTCCCTCATCGTCGCTTTCCTCCATCATCACCTTCCATCCTGGGTCTCCAGGATTGCCGCTTGAGAAGGTCGTAAAGCATCTTCAGAAGGAGCGCGATCATGCCGGAAATGAGATACCAGATCAGCTTCGAGAGGCCCGTGACCTCACCCCCCAACGATTTAACTTCTGCCTCTAAGGCTGTAAGCCGCTGCACGGTAGCCAGCGCTTGGGCGACAACCATGTCATTCAGCGATCTGATTGCCACGTCCTGCACAAGATCGGCGCGCGAGTGCTCTTCCTTCCATGCCTGCAATCGCGCGACATCCTGATCCCGGCTGCTCTGCGCGTAAACGAGCACGACTTCGGCGCCGATGCCGCAGAGGGAGAAAATCACGAGAGCGGAAATCACGATCTCAGCCAGCCTTGCAACGAGAGTTCCTGCGGCGAATCTGAACTTGAATAGGGTCATGGCGTCATCTCCTTTGCGCGAGCGTGCTCGCGGTGTTAAACCTCAATTCCGAACCATTTGTTTACAATGTAGCGAATGTATCCTTTAACCAGATTCCCGGTCGTGGTCACGGTCGCCGTGAGAGCCTGGGTGTAGATGTGGATCTGGTACGTAATCAGAGCCGCCGTGGTCGCGACTGCGGCCGTCAGAGCCTGGGTATACAGGCGGAAGACCGATCGAGTCATGGTCGCCGTGGTCACGGAGCTTGCCACCATCGCAAGTGCGTAAAGGAATCCCGTTACGATAGAGGCGGTGGTCACGACCGTCGCGATCAGCGTTCGAAAGAATCCTCTCAGGAGATGGGCCGTGATTGTGGAAGTGGCGGTGAGGGTTTTGTAATACAGGATGAGATCGGCATCGACCCCGCAGCGAACGCACCCGCAACCAAGAGTCGTGTACCCGGACAACGGGAACGGAGTAGGGAAACCTCCAGTATACTCAGCGGCATCACTATAGAATCCAGTGTAGTCGTCGCCTAAAGAAAGCCAAATATTGTTGCTAACACTATCGCCGTCAGCGGTCATGGCTATCCGATAGGTCATGCCGCCTACCAGCGTGGCGGGATTTGGCGTGATGTCTCCCTGTGTAAGATGCCCATACCATGCAGCACCGGCACCTACCGCCACTTCGGCAGTGCCTTGCGCGATCAGTGTGTTTCCGGTAGCGTCGTAAATCGCTACACGTATGTTTGAGGATCCCGTTTTGAGTCGGCAATAGACACTCAGTTCTTTTATGATCTGATTTCCGGTGCCGGGGCACGTAAAGCTATACCAGACGGGATTGTTCCAAAAAACCAATCCGCCTACTCCATATTCCGTTACCGGAATCTGAAGACCAAAATACGTCGGCATCGAGAAATCCTAGTCGAACGCTGCCTGTATCGTGAACTGAATCGCGTCGCCCACGTTCAGCGGCACGCCGGTAAAGTTGCCCTTCAGGAACATGTTGCCGCCAGCCGCAAGCTGATCGAATAGTCCCGCGTTGGTGATGGTCTTGCCCGCGCCGGCACAGGTGATGGCCCCAACGACCTGGTAGGTATCGTTCGTGTACGCGGGCGAGGCTGAAGTAACGCGAGAGCTTGTTCCAGCCGTCCGCGCCTCTGCGGCCTCGCTGAACAGCGTGGTGTCAGTTTTTCCGGCGGTGCCGGCGCCTGTTCCCCACGCTACGTACAGAGGTTCGGTGCCGGCGCCCTTGATCCGGTTGGTCACAATCGCGTCTCCCGCCGAAGTGACTACGGTTGCCCCAAAAAGACAAACCAGTAACAGCAGCATCAAAATTTCCATTTCTTCCTCCACTGTCTCAACTTCCAAGCGAGACGCTTGAATGGGTTTCGAGAGTAATAACTGACCACCCCAAGATCCTCAACCTTGCCACTTGCGCGGATGACGCGGGCGGAGATAGAAGCCTGCCGGACGTTGGATCTGACGATCACGCCTGCTCCTTCGGTTCCTGCGCCTTCGCGGCTTCTTCCAATTGCTTTGCGAGGATGGCCTTTTCCGATCCGCGCTTGTAATGAACTATGACCTTGCCGGCATCATCCACTAGCTGGCTCTCCATTTGCGGCAGGTTCCACGCCGCCTGTGCGACGACATCAACGCCGTTGGCTGCGTGGAGCCACATCTTGATCTGCTCGAAGTCGAGGACCTTGATGTCGTCCAGGCCCCACAGCGCCCAGAAGTGTGCATCCTCTTTACGCGGCTTGTGGAGGCAGAGCTTCGCCGGCGGATACTTCAGGTTGCGATGAAAGACTCCCTTGCTGTCGACCCCGCCCAGCGAGAACTGAACCTGAAACACTTCATCGTGGCGCGAGAAGAGTATACCGTCGATCTCCACGGTATCGCTCGCCAGGACCTCAGAGGTTCCCGCTTCTTCATCCACGACTACGGCATGTTTGGCGATGCGGGATTCCGAGAGGATTGCCCCGGTCAAATCGCGCTTCACAAGTTGGGCTTTAATTCGCATCTTGACAAACTCCTATGCGTAGCGCTACGCTATGCGTCATGAAAGATCCAAGTGCCGTTAAATTGGGTCGCAAAGGCGGAACCGCCAGAGCGAAGAAGTTATCCAAAAAACAACGTTCTGATAGTGCCCGCAAGGCCGCAAGGGCTCGCTGGGCGAAGAAGAGGAAATCATGAAAAGAATTGTTTTGGCTGTGCTCTTTATATTGTGTGCTGACGTGGTTGTGGCACAGGACAATCTCTATTCCGACTTTCAGATGTTCTTTCACGGAGCGGCGATCCTGTCTCCCGTAGACGGTCCCGCGATTGTCGGTGCGGTCACTGTAGAACGGCAAGAATTGATGGTTGATCTGCCTTATGTTAACTGGTGGAACATCACCATTGCTCCGGGCTTCGGAAATCTTGAATCCCTTCGCACTCTGGTCGGCAAAAACCTTTCTGTGTTCTATTGCATCCCAAACAAATCCGGCTCTATAAAGATCGTTCTGGCCGAAACGGATTTGGTCATCATCCCTTCCGTCAAGTCGATTCGGGATCTCTTTGCAAGGCTGGCCGACCGAGAAATCAGCGGTCGAAGATCGGCGACCTTGCAAATTGTCGGAGATACAATCGAACTTCATATTTTCCCTATGGCACAGTGACGCCGACACCGTTGACCCTTAACCCAAGAGCGTTGATGTCGACGTAACCAAGCGGGGCACTGAGGGTCAAATTGTGATATGCCGCCAGGGTGCCAACACTGTCGCAGATCGCGATTCCAGAACCGCCGACGCTAAATGACAGATTTCCAGCCGTGTCATAAATATAGAGAATGCCATCCTTGATTTTTAGTCGAGTGACCGGAGTGGAATCAACGCTGATTAAGCCATCCGTCGCATTCATCTCCGTACGCGGATTGCTGGCACTAGTGCGGATTGTCGCCCCGGTGATCGTCCCCGCCGTGATCGTCCCGAGGTCCGCAGCGATGCCCGAGAGTTGTGAGAAATATATCTTCCCTGCCACAACGGCATTGGCGTTGAGCTGAGGAGTGTCGACGGCAAGATCCGTTATTTGTGTCCGCACGATCTGCCCGCTGATGATGCTGCTGTGAACAGTCGTAGAATTGAAGCACGAGACGAAGGTGCCCGCCCCGTTCAGCCCGATCAGAAACCCATCGTTGCCCAAGGCGGGCAGGACCGCAGAGTGCTGAAAGACGTTCGGGCTCGCCAGTTGCCAGTAGATGAAGACGTCCGCAGTGTTGCCGCCGGTGATCGTGTAGGTGACCTCGCCGTAGTTAACCTCGATGCCGCTCCAGGCCACGTAATTGGCGCCGGGGCTATTGTTCGTGAACGTCCCCGCGATCACCGATAGAAACTTGCTGGCGTTGATGACGATATCCGAGAGGTGTTTCTTCAAATCCTCCTGCTTGATCCCCCACAGTGTTCCGGCAACCACAGTCGACCACGGCCCGATGCCCCAACCGTTAAACGCGCTGAGCCGAAAATAATATGTCCCCGAAGTGAGCCCGCCGGCGGGAGAGCGAGAGAAGTGACGGAACGGGCCCGGCCCCGACCAGCCGCTGCCGCTCCCCTGGCTCGGCATGGTGGGCTGGCCGGTCAGGATGCTTACCGCGCGGATGACCTGTTCCCAGGTAGGGACGATTACTTCATAGGCCAGCCGGATCCCGGTGACGCGGATTGGGGAATCCAGGGTGCAGGAATGCTCGGTGACCGACCTGATCACACCCGTCGAAACGACATGCTGGCCGTCCGCCACGGATCGGTATATCCAGACCGTTCGCCCGATCCACTCCGAGAGAAAGGTCACGTTGGGATCGGTCAGGATTTTCGCTCCCGCCGTCGCCTGGCCCGTGGTGCCGGCCACTAATAGGGTCCGACTCGGGAACGTGGCGCTGTCGTTGATCTCCAGGAAATAGCCCCCGATTCCCAGAGCGTTGGTTTCGGGTTCATCCCAATCAACCCTTAATTGGTTTCCGGCAAGCTGGGAGAGCTCGTCATCATTGTAGATGGTCACGTTTTGCGGGACGCTGGGCACGTCCGTGTCGGGACCCTGTACGGGCTCCACCGGAACGGGATCGGCGGTTACGTCGGCCGGCTTTGGCCCCGCCGTCAGGTCATACATTTCGTCGACGGTGGTTTGACCCTGGATGTCGATCGAGTAGTCCTTGTTGAGCTTCCACGCCCCAACCCGAAACTCTCCGACACCCGCCGGCATATCCGCGTGCGTCATGGAGTCAACCTGTCCCGGCTCCGTGTTTAGAGCCAGAATTGTTGTCCGGAAAGCCAGTTGCCGGGCCGCCTTCCACTGAGCCGCGTTAATCCCGCCCAACTCCTCGCGGTTGCGTGTTGAAATGTTCCGCGCAGCCTGTGACTTGGTCGAGGTGCCGGAAAGGTTCATGTTCGATTTCAGGAAGAGCGGCGCCGTCGCGCCCCCGATGAACTTGGCATAATCTTCATCGTAGACACTGATCGAGTTGGCCGCGAAATTGAATTCCCCGTCGGCGAAGTTTGCCGTGAGGTGATTGAATGCGGGTTTCAGCGGCGACAACTGCAGACTTCCGAAAAGGATGTTCCCTTCGGTGAAGGCCTCAACGACCGAAGAGTTCTCGCGGATGCCGAGCTTCAGCTTGCCGAAGGCGAAGGAGTAATAGCCCAGGCAGTTCATCAAGACTTCCTGGATCCAATCCCGGAGAGGTTTCTCTTCCTGCATCACCCCGGTCCACCTGAACTGCGTCTCTTTGATTGTGAAGGCATATGTACCGTCACCCGGGGAGCTGCTCAGAACGCCGTATCCGGACGCGGACGATTGAATGTAATAATCGTAGCCTTCAATCGTCAGCGATTGACCGACCGGGTAATTTGTGACGCCATCAATTGTGACGCGGATCTCCTCAGTTTCTCCGCTATCCGTCCAGATCGAGCAGGTTCCCGAAGCCAGGCCTACCAGGACTCCCACCCGCTCGTCACAGATGGCCGCGGCGGCGATCGCGTCGTCGACGATAAAATATTGTTCCGCCACAGTGGCGTCTGCGAAATACAAGCCGCGCGCGCGCAGCATCATGTTGATCGCAATCCAGATCGGATTTGTCAGGGTCTGCGAGGTGCGGTTGCCTGCCGACGACCAAACCCAGCCGGGCAATCCATAAAGGACGATCGCCTGCATTGCGTGATCGCTGGGGTATGAGAGTTGCAAGCTTCCCGAGTCCTTGCGCCGAATCTCGAGGAAGGCCAGACCGGCCGAGAAATTGTCTTTCCCGCCGGTGTCATTCTTGCGCCAGTCCCCTCCAGCGCCGCCGGATTGGCCCAGAGAGAAGGTGTCATAGGTTGATGTTGCCGGATCGTATCCCGAGACTGACCTGAGACCGGATAGTCCGGGGTATCCGTGGTTGTATTGGTTGTCAAGCGTGTGGCCCACGGACGCGAGCCCGAGCGGACCCTCGCCCACGATCCCGAGGGCGTCATAGAAATCGATCTCCGACCGCCCGGCCGCGACCTTGCAATTCACCAGCCGGCCCTGGTGGAGTTGACCATTTGCGTCCTTGTAGGTTTCCTGGCTGGTGTATATTTCCGGAACGACCTGGTCGTATATCGAATCGGCTACAATGGAAACGCTTGTGATCGAAGACCGCCCGAAGCCGAGTGTCCCCGTGGAATTGTCCTTGATCCGCACTCCCTGCGGCTCTGCCAGGATGCCGCCGAAGTACATCTTCATCCCATGCGCGAGGCATCCATTAGCCGAGTCATAGCTCTTGTCGCATTTTGTGGGGTCGGCGGCCGGGAAGTGGGTGTAGTCCATCGCACCGTGCGCAGCGTTCGGACAGCCGAGACCGTCGTTGAAGCATTTCCAACACGTGCGCGAGATTTTGCGGGTTGGATAGGGCAGGGTGAGCTCGTACATGCCGTCGACCGCCGTCACGGAGAACACGGGCCCCGCGTCCAGTTTCCAATCGGCGATCTCGCCCTTCCACAGGTCGAGCTTGATCCCCGAGCCGACGTGAAAGAGACTGAATTCGATCGAGGCCCGCTTCAGGTCCGTATCCTTGGACAGCTCGGTCATGACGCGATCGGCGTTGCCGAATAGGAATTGCGCCTGGTCGGACTCATTGCCGATAGACTGGGAAACGCCGTCGGGAGGCTCGAGCAGGCGTGCCAGGTAGAGTTGCGCTCCCACCGTGCAGCGCCGGTCGGAAACATAGATCGCGGGATATCCGGCTGTCCTGGGTTGGATCTTGATGAGCGGGATGATCTCCTGGACCTGGGAGAGCAGCGCGGTTTTGAGCGCGGAGGAAGGGAAGCGCGTACAAGTGCTGTTTAATGTATAGGTCGGTGAGGTCGTCGGGATTTCAATCAGGTTGACGCCGATGGAGGATACCGCGTCGGAGAGAAATTCCCAGGATAGAGGTTCATTGGCGAAGCGGCAGATAAACGGGGTAGTCCCGGTCGTACCATCGTCATTGGGCGGATAGTAGGTGAACGCCCCGTACGGCCCGTAGTTGTTCTCCCAGAAATCCCGCAGGGCGACGCGATCAGACTCGCGCATGTTGGATCGGTGAACGGTGAAGCGCTTGGCCCCCGTGCCCAGGAGAAATCTTTGCTCCAATTTAGCGTTAGCAGCCCCGAACTGATGGATGACCACGTCGGGCGCGTGAGCACGGCCGTAGCCGTAGTCGCTGACAATGCTGAATGTGCCACTCGGAAGGATTTCCGGAATGACCACATTACCCAAGTATTCAGCTGTCATGCCAGTTCCACCAAGGCTATATCCACGTCGGCGCGCCCCATTCCAACCATCTGCTCCCACGTGCCGGCGAACCGAACCGTGTAGCGCCCGATAGTCGCGACGCCCGTTGAGTCGTAGGAGAACTTCGGGCTCGTCTCCGTGTGGTCGTAAAAGTAGAAGGGCTGGTGCAATCCCTTCCGAGCATCATAGAAGGCGCGAAAGGTTGCCAGCACGCTCGGGGTCAGACGCCTGGATGTTCGCCAGCTCTTTCGGCTCGTGGCCACCAGGAGGCTTCTTTGTGACTCGCCATTTTTGTACTCGTTGTCGATCGCCGCATATTCACGCGCATGGGCGAACGTCTTAGACAAACTCCAAGGCAGCACCGTTGTCGGCGCGGCGTTCAAAACTGAACCGGGCATTTAGTTTGTCATCCAGGAAGAACTGATGTAAGATGGGCCACAATGACCGACTGGCCAAAGCTGAAGACATTTCATAAAAAAGAAATTCGGCATTCCGTCCAAGCCCCGATTGAATCGATTATCGTCGAAGGCAATCCCATTGAATGGTTTGACCCCGATGACTTCCCCGCAGATAAGTTCGAAGTGACAAAAGGATATGATGAAATGGGCAATCTCACGGGCGTTGTTATTTTCCGCAAGATCACCATCCATTAACCTCTCAACTCGTAAGTGTCCCAGGACTGAGTTGCAAAAATGAAAAAGGGCAACCTTGGGAGTTGCCCTTTCAATTTCTATGGTTCGAGGTGCGGCTAACCGGTGAAGGGCCTTACTCACCTTCTTTATTTCCCGACCCAGCAAACCGTGCCTGATTTGCTTCGACCTCGAACCCCACCTATTTTATCACAATTTAGCTCGTCAGCGTTCCGGGACTCAGTTGCAACGCGGTCAGTTCCCGGCGATTGTAATTCGACCTCGTCGCACTCGTTGCCGCGGATTGCACCACGCGAGGATTATTTACTATGGTGCTCACAGCCTCGCCCTGCATGATCTTCGTGGTCGCCGGTCCATCGAGCTTGATGTTGAGCGTCATCGAACTGCCGGCAGCCCCCGCTTTGAGTCCGGTGCCAGGTAGCCCCGGCAGAGTTCCGCCGACCCCAGGCTGAATGGTGCCGCCGGAATAAGTAGGCTGCTGATACAGGCCCCCGCCGCTCTGAATTAGCGTTGAAGAGGTCATCTGCGCTGGCAGGCCCGCCGTACCCTGCCCCGTGGTCATGGCGTACAGGCGCACCAGGTCGGCAACCTGCTGGCTACGAATTGCCATGTCGAGGTTGCCTCCGTACCCCTGCTTCGCCATGTCGACGATCTGCTGGAGGACGCCCTTGTCCTTGATGTCCACGCCGTAACAGGCCTTGATCTTCTCCCGCGCCTTCTCCGTCGCGCCCTTGAAAAGCATTCGGATTAAACCCAATTCAAAACCAAAAACCGCCCCAATTGCCGCACCTTCTGGACCGCCAAGGGCCATGCCAATCATCGCTCCACCACCAGAAGTCTTAGCCGCTCCCGTCCATCCACCCTGCCGCAGACCGGAGATAGCCAGCATGGCCCCGCCCATCATCAGCCCACCAGCTACGGCACTGCCTGCAGTGGACTCCCCGAAGGCGCCCATCTTGCCGCCGAAGGGTTTCAAGCCGCCAAGGAACCCCGTATTGCCACTTTTAGCGGTCCCCCCGTACATATCTTCTATCTCACCGCCACCAATGACTTGGCTCATCTTTCCGGTGCTACCGATTATCGGCGGTCCGCCACTACCTCTCAGACCGCTTAACCAACCAAAAAGGCCCCCACCGCCACCAGCACTGCCGCCATTTCCAGATGGCGCAAACGGAGGAGTTCCCCAACCTCCACCGCCTCCGCCTCCGCCTCCTCCGCCTGCGAAGATGCCGCCGAGGATTCCTCCGAAACCTCCACCGCCTCCGCCTCCGGCAGGCACTCCAGCACCTTGTGCCCTCTGTCCCGTAAAGAGATAGACGGCAAGATGTTGGAATGCCATGCGAACGGGCACGAGAAAGATGTTTTCGAAATCATGCAGAAGATTTTTCCAGGTGTTCGGACTGTTCGAGCGCAGATCATCCCAGACGCGCCCCGCAGCTTCTCGGATGGTATTTATCCGAGTCAGTGCCTCCTGTTGCTGCGCTTTCCAAATCTCCGCCGTGGCTTTCTTCTGAACGTCCCCCTCCTCGGTGGCGCGGGAGTCTGCCATCTGCTTCCGTTTCGCGGCGATGACGTCCTGTGTGGTCTGGTCCAACTCCGTGTCGAGCGGAAGGGCACGGATCAGCGCGTCTATTTCTTTCTGCAGGTTCAGTTCTTCCAACTTGTACTTATTCTTTATCTCCGTCATGCCAAGGTCCGCTTCCAGGGCGGCTTTGCGTTCGGCGATCATCATGCGCTCCCTGGCATTCGTCCCGACACCCATGGCGTTGATCTCTGTCTCCATTTTTGCGCGCGCGCTATCAGCCTTGATCTGATCGACGATGATGTCTTCGCCCATCTTCTTGCGGAACTGGTACTCGGTCTCCATGGCGTTGAGATCTTCCGCAGACCTCCTGGCCATCTCGGCTTCTTGTTCCGATTTGTATTTGTCCCCGGTGGCGGTTCGCTTCCGCCAATCTTCCATTTGGCCAGCGACCATCAATTCAAGGCTTTCCTTTTGTCCCGCTTTGATGTCCTCCAGTATCTGCAGCCGCAGGCGGTCGGTCACCAGATTGCGCTCGGAAATTGCAGCGATCAGGCCGTAATTGTTCGCGAGGGCTTCCGCTTTGATCAGTTCCTGTTTTTTGATATCGACCATCAGGGCCGCGATTTCCTTGCCCTTACTCTGCGCATCGATGGAGGTCAAGGACAGTTCGATTTTCTTCCGCTCCTGGTTCTCTATAATCTTCCCCTGATCGATCCAGGCCACCTTTTCTGCCTCGCGGACCCTGTCCTGCGCGGCCTGATATTTCTTGCCCGCCTCCTCGATATCCTTATCTGACACGCCGAACATCGCACCCAGACCACCCCCGATGCCGAGGCCATACATCCCACCAGCTTCCCGTTGTTGTGTCTGAGCACCCTGCTCCTGTTGTTGCCTCTGCAACTTCTTCAGTTCGCTTCCAAACTCGCCGGCGGCCTTCTTTGCATCCTGGAGCTTTTCTTCTGCCTGACGGAGTTCGACCGTCATTTTTGTCACTCCACCCAAACCCATCAGTTCGAACTCGTGGCGGATTGTCTTGACGTGCTCGACATACTTCTTCGTTGTCTCCTCGAATTCCTTCGTCTGCTCCTTTATTTCTTTGGCGTTTGTGGCCCATTCCCACAGTTTTTCGCCTGCCTTAAATATCGCGACTCCGATCGCGGCGAAAGCAGCCACATTGAACGCGCCCATCAGGACCGGTCCCAGGAGTTCGCTTCGAGCCAACATTGTATTGACGGCCCTCGGCAACTTTATGCCGATTTCCTGTTCCAGCATCATGGCAGCGCCGCGCGCTTGCCACATGCTCACACCCATCTGATCCATGCCGCCGCCCATGCCCTTGGCGGAAGAGAGGGCCTGGCGCTCCATAGTAGACAGACTGGTATTTACGGACCGGATATCACGGTTCGCCCCGGTGGCATCAACGTCGATGACGAGTTGGAGTGTATTGTCAGCGCCCATTATTCTGTTTGGCCTTCTCTTCTTCGAATCGGTCCTGCTCTTTTTCGACGACCATCATCGCGTACAGCTCGTCGGCATCGATCTCATCGAGAGTCAAATGGACGCCTGTCTTTAAAATGGCGCGCAAATCCAAGGCCCTTCGCAGGAGCTGGCCCGCGTCGGAACTGTGCGCCGCATCCAGGCGATTAAGCGGGCAGTGGTCGCAGCGCGTCCCGTCGCCCGGGGAATCGTCGCAGAGGTTGACGTCGCACAGCTCCTCGCGCCTCAGGGTCCAATAGACGAGAAACCGGAGCGAGGGATTATCCGGCCACTCGTCCGCTAAAAATTTTCCGATCCGTCATCTCCCAGGAGTATCCGCGTCTGCTCCATCACCTTGGGAACGATGACGGCCTTGTGAACGATGGGGACCTCGCCGGCATATCCGTCTTTCGACACGGACAGTTTCTGATACGTGTCTGCCGCGGCCGCCAGGTTTATCGTGGTCTTGTTCCGGGATCCGGTGTCGATGGATTGGGTGATGGATTTTCTATAACGGAATTCTTCTTTGGCGGTGGGCATGCGCTGGGTGTGGGAGGTTACGATTCCAGCCAGCACGCGGAGGATGATTTTGAAGCAGTCGCCCTCGTGGATGACTTCGATCACTTCCGCCCGTTGCAGGCGGTCGAATATCGAAGAGGCTTCGTAGTTGTCAACCTCTATTCCGTCCTCCCCGAGGCGGATTTTCTTGAGGAGCTCGCCGTCGATTTCCTCGGTATCGGCAACGGTCGTTTCTGAGGATCGGTCGCCCAAAGATCTCGTGATGATCTGGCGTTTCGATTGTCTCTCGATCCATTCCTCATCGGTGGGGAATCGAACTGTGATGGTCTGGATACCCTTCGGGGTGCGGACCTTAATTCCGATCGGTCGACTCGCGTCAAAGACCGGCTTTGTTTCCTTCGTTTCCTCGCTCATGTTTTGCGCCTCCCTCACGCTCCCAAGGTTATGCGCGGCAGGCCGGTGGGAAGCCGACTTTTCGGGCCCAGGGACCCTAGCCGCGCGGAATCATTATTCAGAAGCCCCGATTCCTGCGGTATTACACTTGGCCACCGCGGTCAGGAGTCCATTGCTCGCGTGATACAGCGGCTGAACCGTGACCTGGACTGTCACGATGCCGTCAGTGTCACCCAATTCAACTACGGAGAAACTCACCCGCTGATAGGTGAGGCTCAGGCTGTTGTTCGTGTCATAGGTCAGCGAGATGACCGCCGTGCCCTCGGTCTGCGATTGGAGTTTGGTGAGTTCGTCGGAGTCTTTGTCAAACCGCCCTATGAGGGTCAGGCCGAGTTCGCGGTCGCCAACCTCCAAGCGCCCCCGGACCGCTCCTGAAGTCTCGCCGGAGACTGAATTGGCCGTGGTCTCGGCGACGGTCCCAGCAAGAGTCAGCGTTGTGTTCGTAATGACGGGATGAACAAAGGCCGTGCCGGCGACCTTAGCGGTAAAAATTATCTGTGGACCGCTGCTTGTAATGACAATGCCCGCGCCGTCGTAATTGGTCGCCCACGAGGTAACAAAATCTCCGGCAGAATCCGTCAGGGAGTCTCCGTACGTTACGACCTTGGTGAGGCTACCGGCAAGGGTGACGGTTGCGGTGCCGCTCGAGCCCGTCAGTGTGATGGTGTCGACCTGCTTTACTGCTGCGGACTCCTGAAATCCTGAACCCGGGAAGAATCCCGCATCGGCCTTCAGGTTGTTTTTCCACGTCGCTTCAAGTGAGACGATGTTTTTATTGGACACATAATTGGTCCCGTTGATCGTGCAGGCAAGCGACGCGGATGGGAGCAAATTCTCCAGGTGGACCAAGGGCAGGGTGATGCCGGACGGAACCGTTTGCTTTCCGCATCCTATGAAGTTGCAGGCGAGCTTGCTGTTCGCTCGACCCGGACCGCTTCCGATGGTGAGCGTCCAATCTTCAATCGCGCACCCCACGGCCATGCGGTTAATGACTGAGGATGCACCGGGTCGGATCTGCTCGATGAAGCTGAAGTACGGCAACTCCAAACCGGCTGTCGGATCGAGAGGTGTACAGGTATAGATGTAGTTCGGAAGCGTTCCGCTTGGTGCAACCGTACCCAAACCAAAGGCCATGACCCAGGCGGCGAAGTCCGAACTCAAATATTTCTCAATCTGCCCCTTCACGTCCCAGGAGGTTTTGAATACTCTGGTCGCGAACTCGTGGCCCTTGCCAAGCTCTGGGGCATCGTTCTCGGTGTTGAGCGTCGGGCTGGCATAACTGGCGTTGAGTTTATTGAGCCTCCATATACCAGCTACTGTGTTGGCTGTCGCGATTGCGGCTTGCTTGGCGAATCCGAAGCCGATCAGAATCTCTCTTGTTTTGGCTGTGGTCCCCATTTAGTTATCTCCGTTCTCAGTGAAGGTCATTGAAACTTCGAAATAGTCAACTCCCGCCTGATCCGTCTGTCGGCGCATCGAAGGCGTGTCCATCGGCTGGCAGGCCGGGTGTACCTCTACGTATTGCATTTGCTGAGGGGCGGCAGCTGTCGGAACCCCCTTGACGATCAACCTGAACAGCTCCCAATAGCCCGAAGGCGTACTCTCGGATCCCTCGCCCGCGCGACAAAATATTGAGATCTCGTGTTTCCAGGCCTCGAATCCCCCGAATCTTCCGGGTCCCGATCCCTGCCACACAACCATGATGCCCGGTGCTGGCATCTGGTATTTCGCCGTCTCCAGGCTGACATTGCTGGGGTAGCGGTCGACGTAGGAGTAAATCCGGTCCTCATCCCCGCCCATGGCAGTCACCAGCTCGGGGATGTCCCGAAATAGGCTGACGAGCGCACCTATGATGTCCTCTGGATTTACTCCGGCTCCAGCGGTCCAAACAATTGGCCACATTATGCGGGATCCACTCCTGTGATGGGCAGTGCGCCGGCGGTCGTGGTCAAGACGCCAGTCCAGGCGACGGTGACATCATCTTCCTTGTAGATCGTGATTGCGTTGGTCGCAGGATTGATCACGACCTTGTTCCGGAGGAAACGCAGCGAATCACCTACGGTCCGGCCGCCGTCGGATCCACCGGCGAGATTGCGCCCGAGCATCTTATCGGCTACCTGTGCGGTCGTGGGTGCGGTCGCTGAATTCACCGCAGCCCCGAGTGAGAGCGCCGCCGGTGTCTGGTTATCCACGTCGCGCACTGTAGTCGCGATTGTGGCCGCACTCGGAGGTGCCGTGTAACCGGACGCCAGTAGGGCACTATTCGTCCCGCGCATGTCGGTATTGGTTGTGCAGGTATCCACCAGGGTAACACGGGCCTGCGTATCGGCTGGTTTGGTGCGGCTACTAATGGTTGCATCAAGATTGGCAAGTCTGGCATCGCCAAGCGCCGTTAAGCCCGCGCCTGCCGCGCCTATGCGCGTCATGATTGCATCGGCGGCAGCGATGATCAGACTCTCGTCTGCTGGATCACTCGGGAGATTCGTGGTTTTTCCGTCGATAGAGGAAAGCCGCGTCGAATTCGAATCCATTTCTGTTCGGATCGCTATTGCCGTCGGTGGAGTACCGTTGTTTGCATCCGCAAGAGCCTTACCAGCGCTGCCAGTGGTCTGATGTCCAGACATTGCCTCATCCCAAAGGGCATCAGCCAATACGGACGGATCGACGCCGCCCGATGATGCCGTAGCAAGAGCCAGTCCAGCAGATCCGGCCCCGGCATGGCCGGATAGAATCTCATCCCACACCTGATCGGCTACTGCTCCCACTGATGGCGGTGCGGTGTAGTTCGCTGCGAGAAGTGCAGAATCCGTCCCGCGCATGGCCGTACCAAGCGGTTCCGTGTCCCTGATGGCCTGGTTTGAATCAGTCGTTTCGTCGTATGTTCCACCGCCCGCGTTGACCTCGGTTTTGGCCGTCGCATCCATGGCGTCCTTGCGGAATAGACCACGGAGCCATTTCGCGAGCAGAGTAATGCCGGTGAGTTGACCCACGAGAGTGGTCACTCCAGCACTGTCTGGAATGCTTGCCACGGTTGCCGCGACAGTGAACGCGAACGCGCTCAACGTCCTCGTTGCCGCCCCCCATACAGCAGTAGCAACGTCGGCCACCAGAGTGCCATAACTTGTAACGCTTGCCACTGCACCACCGGCATAGGTTGAGGTCCCCACCACAGCCGGAAATGTGGTCCCGCCCGCATCCACCGTGACACCCTTGGTCTTGATCGTATTCACGTCAACCTTCTGCGTATCGGGAACCTTCACACAGTTGGCCGCATCCGTGGCGAGTTTGTTGGCTGGAGTCACCAAGAGCAGTGTGGCAGGATCTTGATTCGCCGCATATCCGCCGATGGTCGCACTGGGTATACTCGCCGCCTTGATTCCAGTCGTCACCAGGAGCGTGTATATTGCTGCGAGTCCGCGAGTAGCAAATTCATCAATCGCCGCCACGACTGCCTGCACGAAGGTGGAGCTCTTCAGGATCAGATCCGCGCCCGTCGAAGCCAGACTGAATCCAGTCTTATCCGAGCACGCTATTGACTGCGCTGCCGTAAGATCCACGGTCTGGCTCACCTTGGTCCCGTTCGTGGTTGGCAGTCCACCATTTGCGCCAGGAGCAGCAGCGGGAAGGGCTAAACCAAGATCCCGAGCGGTCTGAGTCGTTCCACTAACCGCCAGAGCGTTGGCGTCTACCTTACCAGCCGCCGTAAATGTGAGTCCGCTCACTTTGTCATAGACCTGCTTCGGTGTGTAGGCGTTTGAGGCATCGTTGAGCACCAGACCCGAAACTGTTCCAGCCACCGCAGCCGGAATCGCTCCACCCGATCCGGTCACAAGTGAATCAAACATCGTCGGAGGCAATACCTGAAAATCCTCCCACACGGGCAGATAGGTCGCCGCCTTGGCAAAGCATACGCGCAATCTTCCGAGAGTTCCGGTGTCGGTCGCGTCGAGAGTGACAAGCATCATTCCATAGGCATCGGCAACGGATGCGGCGGCAATCCCCTGGTGCCGTATCGCCCCCGTGCCGCCATTCTTGATCAGAAATATTCCAGTTGTCGCGTGGTCGATATCGGTGATTGTTGTAGCGTCAGTCTTCAGAGCGAGTCCGTCTGCCTTATCCAAAAATGGACCCATCGGAATGACGACTTGCGTGGATTGTTTTAGGAATTTCACTGTCGCCGCCTCCTATAAGTTGCCATAAGTAGAGGGACGATTGAACCGCCGGGAGCCGCCGCCACCGGAATAAACCACGTCCTGCGCGGCTCCACGATCAGGCGCGGGTTGGAGGGGTGCCATAGGGGATGAGCGTGCATCTCCGATATTTCAGGCGCAGTCAAAGCTCGATTATAGAATGAAATTTCATATATGATTCCATTGAAAAAACTTCCTCCTCCCCCATTTTGCCCGATATATAAAGATGTCGGTTTTAATACGATATCCACATGCAATGAGGATTTATCGAATACGCCATTGACATATAAATCGGTATCCGTAGTGCCAGTTCCACGTCTGCAGACCTCTACAGTTGAATCAACACCCTCCGTAACTGTCAACACCGATTTTGCCTGTTCCCCGCCATCGTAAACGGTCAATTGACCGCTAGAGTTTATATACCAGAGCGGATTATATGTGTCGAATGCCATGATGCCTGTCGTTCCAAGCGCGGTAAGCCTGAATCGAGCGAAGAACGTATAAGGTCCAGTCCCGATCAAAGGAATCGTCGCCGCAGTGCATTTTATATGCTGACCCGAACCTGAAAAGTTGAGTCCGTCCCGCGTCCATGTGGGCGGACCCACGCCGGATCGACTTGAAAATGTCTCAAATACGGAGTTTGCCACAAGGTCATAAGCATGAGTCCCGGCACCCTCGTTCAACAACCACGACCCGACCATTCCTTGGTTGAGCGGGTGCCATGGATTGAGCCTCGGGCGATGCTCATATCGAGGCTTCGCGATAAGTGGATTCCAGATCGGGCTTTGCATTACGGAGCCACCACGTTGTTGTTGTAGGTATAGAGTTCCAGAAAATTCTCCGCGTCGGTATTTGTAAACCCGTGATTTGTCGGACTCAGAATCAGCGGCGTCACTTTACCAGCGGGAAGCGGAACCTTCTGCATCGTTACGATCTGCTGTGTGTTGACCAGACCACACGAGAATATCAGATCGGGCGGACGTGGAGGATGCGTAGCCGCAGCATCGGCACCAGCCGTTCCGGGAACCTCCAAATTTGTTCCACCCGCTTTTATCAACAGCCAAACCTGAATGCAATCACCGGCATGGAATACATCCGCACCACGGAAATTGAACTCGAAATCCCCGAGTTGATCGCCCGATGAATTATCCCACTCGGTCCCGGCGACAAACGTAGCCGCCGCACAGTTCTTGAGTTGCGCCGACGTGGCAAGGTGAACAACAGAACTTCGTGCAGACCATTTGGAAGGATATAAAGTTGACATTTAATTCACCCCCGTCACTGTCCACGTCGTTCCGTCCCACGAACTTCCATAGTATTGCCACGGGTTGAAAGATTGCCCGTTCACCTCGGCCTGGAAATCCGTTTGAAGCTGCTGAAGCGTGGCTTTGAGTTGTGCAACTGTCTTCCCGGTGATGACATCGCTTGCGACCCGTTCAAGGATCTGGCCCGCTCTCAGTGCGGTGATGTCGGCCACGGAGGCATCCTTATATGCGCTGGTCTTGTTCGGGTCCGCAAAGTATACCTGTCGTGCCGCCGGAACTGTGGCGCGGAGTACATAGGATACAGTTGCAGGATTCACCGACGTTCGCTCAAGAATAATAATCAGTTGCATAGTTGCCTCACTGAATCTTCAAGTTTGTCGGCACCGACGCCGCACCAATGATCGTTGTGCTAACGGCATTGCTGTAATCACTCTCAACCTGCCCGTTCCACGCCGTCACTTGGTACGTGTGAAAGCCAGGTGTCACATTTGCCACCGTGAATGTGGCAATCGGTTCGGCTACTTCTCCAATCTGTGTATACGTGAAAGGCACCGTGCCTCCAGTGCGCTCGTAGATCCGAACCTGCTGCCACGGAGTGCCTGTGTTCGCGTCCCAGGACAGTTTGATATCGGCGGCAGATGCGGGTCTCGCGAACGCGGTCACTGCCAACAGCAGGAAGAGGGTGAAGAGTAGGCGTTTCATGGGGACTCCTTTACTTGGTGATGATCAGTTTGTTTTTTACGGCCAGCAAAATCTCTCTGGCCTTCGCGATTATCGCCTGGCGGTTGATCGGAGAAAAAACAAGCCAGGGTTCACGCTTCTGGTTCAACCAAGCAACGTCCTTGTTGGTTAGAAATCGTTCCTTCTTGCCCTTTGCGAGCATCTTCTTATTGGTAGTGGCAATCATGCGCTTTTCAGTTCTCGTGTCCGCGCCGACCGAGGCATAGGCACGCCGGTCATTTACGGTGCGCAGTTTCAGACTTCTGAGCATCTGACCGGTAAAAAACAGGTTGCGCCGATTGCCCTTGCGCATGCGGCTCTTGTACATCGCATAGCGCTTTTTCAGAGGCATTGCCGGACCATCATTCGGCCCCTGCGCAGCGGCAACGCGCTTGAACACGCTCAGCAAGCCAGTGGATCCGATTTCGACCATGTCGCGCTGCTTGAAGGTGAGCGGCTCGAGGTGGAGTTTCTTCTTCTGCCAGATCCGGACACTCTGTGCCATCAACTCACCGCTCGATCACGCCTGAGAAGCAGGCTCATGCCTCTTCCCGCATCCCGGTCGATACGCAGCACCTTATAGGTTGTGGCACTGCTTGATATTTCGTCGCCCTCTTCGGGTGCCGGATCGATATCCGCGCCTTGCAGCCATAGCATCGCGTAGGTGCTCTCATCGCCGGGCGAGGAATTCTCAAGTTGGACCCCCGCATCCAGGATCGCCCGGATCGAAACAGAATCAGCCGACGGCGCCGAAACCGCGGGTGTGAAGATAAACTCTTCTCCGAAGGTGGCGAGGCAAATCGTGTTCACGGCATCGATGAGCGCAGCAAAACCGGAAGGCGCCAATGCCGGCGCCGCGTCATTGGTCAGGTAATTTGCAACCAGCCAATCCCCGGTCACGGGGGGATCGAACATTGTGATGGCCGCGCCGACCCGAGAAAGATGAATATCCTCGTACTGTCGGAACTCCTTCACGTACAGGCGCAGGGTTCCCGCGATCGGAATATAGGCCAGCGTGAACGCAGTATTTCCGCCGCCTATCGTTCCCGATGGCGTTTCGTTGATGATTGCGGTTGCGGTCACTTCTTCTCCGGCTCCTTCGGCTTCTCGGACTTCACCAGTACAAATACCTTCTGCTCGTAACTCCACTGGTACTCATCACCGAGATGCAGTCGGTTCTTTTCGTTCGCTACGGTGAGAGAGTATTTGAGTTCAAGGTTTTCGAGTACCAATTGCACCTGCGGAGATACTTGAACAATTGCAGGTTTCTCGGGCGGCTTCTCCTGCGCTGGTGTGAATGTCTGAGTAGCCCCGGCGGGTTGCATGACTCCGTTCACTATTTGGGGAGGCTTCTCCTGCCCCGGCGCAAGGCGGACCAGGATCAGGGCGATCAGGATGTAGATGACGATTGCTACTTTCCAGAAGGTTTTCATTCAGTCCTCATTTCCAAGCCGGAACCCAGAATGATGTTCCGTCAACGTCGATGAACTTCCTCCAACCATTTTGTGCCTGTGTTGCCGGACCACTTGCCACACCGATTGCCTGTGCTCCGAATGTTGGGATTGACGCACCACCACCCGCAGTAATTAGGGCCGTCGAGAAACCCATTCCACTTGCGTACACTGTCCCTCCCATGAAAATATCGCCACCGATGATCTCCGTCAGGCTGAGAGTATCTAGCGTAAACGCCTGTCCAGTAGTCAATGTAGATGTGATCGTGAACGCCCCCGGACTTGCGGCGCTCGTGAAATAAATTGTGTGTGCTCCTGCGGTCATCGTCAATGCCGCTGTGGCAGAGGCAAACGCAGTGGTGATATTTGCCGTAGGAGTTAGAGCCAATCCGCTTACCGTGTAGGTGAATGCATACCGACGCGTTCCCTTACCTGCGATGGCCAGTGTGACCGCCGCTTGGCTGAGAGTGCTGGCCGTACCCGCGCTGAAAGTCCATGTTGCGGCGTTTGCGGCAAGGGCACAATCGTTTGTACGACTCCATTCAGCGGGCGGGGCGCCCGTCAATGCGCCGTTCGTGAGGGATTCACCGGCGAGAGTTCCGGTGTTCTGAAGAGAGAAGTTTCCATCCCAAACTGTAAGTTTTTCAGAAGGCACATAGACATCCGAAAGACTGTAATCTAGACCTGCGATATATCCAACACCAACATTTCCGTTGGTAGCAACCGTCATCTTCGGAGCGGTGTTATCATAACCTACATTTCCGGTCACAAATTGAATGCTGCTCAGTGATTTAATCCGAAACGGGGTCGTGACTGATCCAGTTGTCCATATATTAGCCAGAACAGTTTTGTCAAGTGCCGTCCATTCGACCTGATTTACGGATGTCGTGGCATTGCCTGAAGCGGTAAGCTGAAGAGTCTTCCCTCCTGTATTTGAAATAGTGAACCTTGCCCCAACAGGTGTTATCCCGACACCGACATTTCCACCATACGGATTCAGGAATAATGTGTTTGTCCCTGTGCCCTCTCGGGATTGTACAATGCCGCCAAAACCTGCACCTCCATCCCACGAGGCACCCAAAACCAAGTTAGTGTTTGAAGCGGCATTTCCTATTTGCACACTGAAGCCGGTATTGACAGCCGAAAAGTCGACTGGACCGGTAAATGTGGGATTTGCCAACGGAGCCTTCGCACTCAATGCAACCGTCTCATCCACGGTCAACGTCTTGCTCGTCGCCCCGCCCGCGATGGTGAAGCCGGTGGCGAGAGGGGAGAGGGAGAGGCCGTTGTAGGTCTTGCCGGCCAAGGCAGACGCGAGATAGGAGTCTCCAATCGCAGTCCCGTTCCAGATACCGCTAGTGATCGTGCCGAGAGAATTGGCGGTTCCGGTCAGCGTCAGATTGCCGGTGGCATCGAAAGAAAACGGCGTGATCTTCGTGCTGTAGTCCTTCGCCACCGCCGTGTTCTTTTCGATGGTGAACACGTCGCCATTCACGCGGATACGCCAGCGCCCGAGAGCGCCAACCGCCCCGGTTTCGGTTATGCGGATCTGGTCGACCACCTGGGCGAATGCTGGGACCGAAACAAGGAGGCATAAGAGCAAAACGGATATTCTTTTCATGATCGCCATCTCAAATGGAAAGAGGGCGGTTTCTGCCGCCCTCTCGATAGAACCAGCCCAGTGAAACGCGTTACGCCTTGGTCAGGATGCCGTTGGAATCGAAGACGAGCCACTGCACCCCGTCAGAGTAGAGATCGGCGTAGCTACCGAAAGCGCCTGCGATCGTGAGCTTCTCGTCCGCAACGCCGCTACCGTGGGAGAAGATCTTACTGCCACTCGCGGGCTTCACGACGATGTTTTGCGCGACAGTACACACAAATCTAATCGAACGTCCGGCCACCGAAGCTGCTGTTGGAAGAGTGTTCTCCTGCGAATCGATGTCGCCAGTGTTCGTATGGATCTTGTCCATGTCAGTCGCGGTCAAAACCGCTCCGGCGGCGTGTTCTACCACCGTGGCGTTTCCCGGTATCAAAGGCGGCTCCGGCACCAAATAACCCGAACCTGTCGCTGTCATTTTCCTATCTCCTTTTCAATTCAAGGCCATTAGGTTTCCAGATCAGGAAACCTATGCCTCCTTGGTGATGATGCCGCTGCTGTTGACGACGTGATAGCGTTCACCGTCGCAGTAAAGTTCAACCCAACTGCCAATCGTGGCGGGGATGTTGAGGTACTTCGTGACGACCACGTTGCCGTGGAAGCAGATTGCCTCGCCGGTCGTGGGCAGCAGGCGCGTGATCTGAGCGACCGTTTGATAGAAGTGAACACAACGACCTGCCGCGTCCTTAGCGGGTATCAGAGTCAAGACGGCGGTCGCTGCCGACCCGGTGTTGGTGAGGTTCTTGTCGTAATGCGTGGCAAGCACCAGCGATGCCGTAGCGGCTACTGCGACGACGGTGGCGTTCGGTGCCACAAGCGGCGGTCGGGGAATCAAATATCCAGAACCAGTTGCAGCCATTTTTTATTCTCCTAAATTAAAAGGCCCCGGTCACCCGAGGCCCTTTTGGTTGAATTCCGAAATGTCAAAAACCATTCGACGCCGACTACGCGCCGTTCGAGTACACTATCGATCTCCAGTCAACCGCCTTGGCCGCGAAATCCAAGTAGGCGTAGAACTGAATCCCGAGGATGCCCTGCTCGTTGTCCTTGCGGATGAACTGCGGGCCTTCCGCTCCCTCCAGGTGGCAGTATTCGACGCAGGGTGCGATGTTCGGGTCGGCCACCATGAAGTAATGGACGACGCCCGAGCCGTTGAGATCAAGTTCGCCGTCTGCCACGACTTCCAGACGGCCGGCAAACCAGTTCTGCGAAGCCGGTGCCAGGTTCGGGCCGGTGGCCGTGGTTACGGCGCGTGCCGTCGACTCGAGGGCTCTCGGCACGATCAGGTATTTCGGCACGAGGTTAAGGACGGTCACACCATCAATGCCGGTCTGGACGCCCATCAACCCAAACATGGAGTCGAACGCCGTGTTGCCCAGTACCCCAGTATCGGTATTGAAATGATAGGTGCCGTCGATCAGCGCCTTACCGTCCGTGAACACGTACGGAGCAGTTGTGCTGGCCGAATTTGCCAGGATCAAATAGACGACGTGGTTCTCCAACCTGGCCGCCTGCTGCCCGAAGGCACCGATCAAATCGTTGAAAGCGCCCAGGTCGTCGTTGATGAGCATCTGCCGCGTAAAGGAAACGCCGCGGCCGTAGGTGGCCAGGCTGTAGGTTTCCTTGGTATCTGCCATCAAGCCGATCGCGATCTGTGCGCCCTCTGCCACGGGCAAAAAGGTCGGCGCTTCGCCGAGCCGAACGCGGGTCATTGACTTGAAGTCGGGAGTGGTCGAAGACTTGCACCAGATCCGATAACTCGGAGCGGCCGCGTTGTATTTGTTCAGGAGTTGCTTCCGGGCGGTCGCCTCCAGGACGGACGCGAAGTCCGCAGTCGTCTGCATGGCGAGGGTCGCCACCTCGTGCATCGGGATCGGACCCCGCACGTTACGCTGCAGCCTGACCGACTCTTCCGCGATCTGCTTAATGGAGAGCCGGCGGAACGGGTTGTCCGCGATCTGAAGTTTCTCCTTGGGATTCATCATCACGAAAACCGCGTCGGACATCAGTTCGCGCCGGGTATCGACCTCATCACTGACCAGTCGAATACCGCCAGGGCCGGTGTCGGGTAGGCCC